TTGCTTATTTCATTAACATGAAATTGTTAGCACCTTGAGTAATTAAACATCTTTCAGTTAAGAAGTGTAATTGCATTGCATCTAAAGCAGATGTAGCAGCACCAACAGAACCAGTAACCCAAGTTTTCATTCTTCTGTCATCAGTTTGTGAAGCTCTATATCTAACGTGTAAGAAAGGTCTCTTCATGCTTTGTCCAACAGTTTGATCATAAACTGAAGTTGTACCAGCAGGAATCATGACACCTCTAATTGCATTAGCACCAGCGATAGCGTTAATACCACCTCTTGTTGCTAAGTCATTTAAGTATCTGAAGTCAGACTTGTAAAAGTCATAAGAACCTCTTCTGAAACCAGTGAAACCTAAATTTAACGCCATATCTTCAGAGTTGTTGAATACTCCGTAAGAAGTACCACCAGCTCCGTAAGAGTTCATAGCAGCTAACATGTCATCAATAGCTAAAGATGTACCTCTGTTAACAAACATCATGTACTCTTCAATAGCTCCTTGCTTGTCAAACTCAGCAAGTATTGCATCAAACTCAGCTAAATCAGTAGCAGCGTTAACACCAGTTACACCAGTAGTTACGTTACCTCTTGACTCAATAGCAGCGAATAAACCTTCAGTACCTACTTTACCAGCACCTGCAGTTGATCCAAGAATTAAAGAGTTGCTATCTAAAGCAGATCCAGATTCGTTAAGCTCTGATTCTAACATTGCCATTTCAATGTAGTCAGTAAAACGAGCTCTTGTATCAGCTTCAGCTTTTAGATACCATAGGTAACCTGATTGTCCGTTTTCAGCAGAAACTTCAACCCAACCAATTCTAGAAGTATCAGATCCTGAAACTTCGTAGTAATCTTTCATGATGATTGGCTTGTTAGTAAAAGTTTTAAACTGAGGCTCGTTAGCTCCTCTTGAATCACTAGCAGCTGGCGCAGCAGCAGTAGTATTGTAGTTATCACCTTTACCAAATTCAGAACCATAAACTAACACAGTACAAGCTAGAGCAGCAGAAGAAGATCCAGCAGTACCTGATAAGTTTGCAGCGTCATAAGGAAGAACAGTTAAAAGATCCTTGTCAGAACCGTCCATAGCTGTTACCATACATTTAGCAACACCAGAAGCAGTAGCAACGATAACAGTATCGTTAACTCTAATTCCGTGAAGTGCTCTTGTAGCACCGGATCCAGATATACCATTAGTAGTATCTTCGTTGTTACCATCAATGTCAGACTGTATTTGAATAGTTGTTGATGATTTTATCTCAGCTTTGTAAGATAAATGTAAACGACCTTGCTCAGACCAAACTACTTGGTCAGAAGCCATCGCTTCTTCAGCCCCAACTTGTGCTAAGAAACCTGAAATAGTTCTCGGTCCGAAAACTTCAGCTTCTTTTTCCATTAGGTCTGGTAAATATTGTTGAGCCCACGTGTTATCCGTAGTCCCAGTAAAATCTAGGTAGTTAGTAGATAGTGTTTGTTGCCTTGAAGAAGGCACACTATTTAAATTACCTCCAGGATTTGAAATTGCCATAATTTTGTAATTTTAAATTAGTTATTTATTTATTTTTAATTTTAAACTTAAAAGTTGGAGAAGTATCATTGTTAAGCACTCTTACTTTAGGGCCGCTTGTGTTATCATTTGAAAATGATTGCCTTGGGTCCATACTTACGTTTTTAGCCTTAGCAACACTATCTTTCATAGCATCAGCTTTACCTTGCTCATAAAAATGCCTAGCAATAGCGTCGGGGTTCATAGCTGTATATAGAGACTTGTGATAACCTTTAGCATCTGACATTTCATTATTTTCATTCAAGAACTTCTTGACAAAATTATTAATGTCGCTTTGAGTTTCTTTTATCTCATTAGCATTGTTCACGTTAAACCGATATTTTTTATCACCGACGTTGTATTCAAAACCTTTGAATTTATCGTTAAAAACCTGTTGAGTTTTTAATTTAAAAGTATTAGTTTGTTTGTCCGCTATTTTTTTATTCTCTTCGCTTTCTTTGTTATATCTATTAAAGAAATTTATAGCTTTTTGCTGCTCATTAGTAAGTTTGCTTCCAGCTTTAATTTCTTCATAGTATTTAGACTTTTGCCCGTCTAAGTGGCTTTTAGCGTTGGCAACTTGCTCTTTTAACGCTATTTTCTTTTTTCTTACTTCTCTCTCTTCATCTACTTCTTCATCATATGAAAATGAATCATCAATTAAAAAAGTAATCTCATCGTCTGTAAGATGTTTTTTTGTTTGTTTGTAGTATTCTCTTAATACTGACATATCGTCATAACCAGAATAATCTTGATTAAGACGAACATAATCTTCTAAGCTACCACCTGTATCGTTCATAAAGTCTACGACTTTCTGTATATTTTCTGGTAATAGTTCTCCTGTTTCTTCAGATCTATCTATTGCTTCTTTAGCTTGTTCAGTTAACTCTTCTACCTGCTCTTCTACTTCTTCTGTTATTTCCTCAAGAGCGGGTGCTTCTTCATTTTGAACTGTGTCGGAGACTTCTTCTCCGGTAGGTTTTTCATCTGTTGTTTCGACGTTTTCTTCGAGTACTTCTTCGCTAGCTTCGGATTCGTCGCGTACAGGAACCTCATCTGTGCTTTGCTCTGGAACGGCATCTGTTTCTGTTTTTATTGGGTTATCTAAATCTATTTTAATAACACTATCATCTCCAGCACTATCAAATTTTGTTTCATCAACTGATTCAGTTGGTTGTGTAGTTTCTTCAACTACTTGTTCTAATTTTTCTTCCATAATATAATATAATAATAATTAATAATTTTATCTAGGACCAAAAGCGCCTAAATCAAAGCCACCGCCTAATATATCATTACCTGCAGACTCAAAGTTTTTAGGTGGTTTTTCACTTTTTCTTTGGTCTATAAGTTCACTTTGTTGTGTAGCTTGTATTCTAGTTCTTTCGTCTTTACGATCTTCTTTTTCTTTTTCTTTTGATTTTTGACCTTCAACCTCCACGCTTTTAAGCTGCATGTTCATTTGAAACTCTAATTGCATAAGTTGTTTTTTGTACTCAACTTCTTGCGCTTGTTTTTGCAAGTCAAGCTGCATTTTCATTTGTTCAAGTTGTGCCTCAGTTTGAGCTTTAGCTTGTTGTTTTTGCATTTCTAGTTGAGCTGCAACTTGTTGAGTTTGAGAATTTGCTTGCGCTTGAGCTTGTATATTTTGCTGTGCAATTAATTGATCTTTTTGTTGCTTTTTAACTCTTCTTAGTTTTAATATTTGATTTGCTAATTTTATACTTTTTATTTCTCTAATATCAATAGCATCTTCAATATCTATAGTTTGTTGTTGTAAAGCCATTTGGATATTGTTTTCAAGCAAAGCTTTTTCTTCTTCATCAGGTGTAAGCTCTATAAATATACCAAAATCATATAAGTGCAACTCTTTCATTTCTTCTAATGTTGCAACATTATGTGCTCCTATTTGCTGCACAAAAGCATTTGCTGTTGGTGAATATTCTAATATATCAGATACTCTAAGCGATAAGCACTCTGCAACTTCTTTTGTTAAGAATAAACCAGCTTGCAATATATGTCTTGTTGCTGTATTACTATTTGCGGCAGCGAGTTTTTGTACACCAACTAAAGCGTTTTTATCTGGCATACTACCATCTCTTGCTTCATTTAATCCAGTTACGTCTCTTATCATTTGTAAGTAATAATTGTAATTACCTATTAATGCTTGCATTTTGTTACCACCACTACCACTCGTTATTTCTTGTATAGGCACTTTACCAGGGTTCATATCTCCATCAGAAGTAAATGATCTACCAATAACGGAACCTGTTTGGAAGAACATGTTTAAAGCTTCTTGCGGATTATAATTTGTGCCATTACCTAAATCTATTTCAGCAAGACCATCAGCGTCAAGGTAAACACCATCTGGCACCATACGTGATAATACTTGCTGTAATTTTAAATGTGTTAATTGTATCATGTCAGCAAAACCTGTAATACGCTGAACTAAAGATTCAATCTTACCTTTATACATGCGAGGTGCTACAATAGCGTAATTCATTTTGACTTTAGTAAAATCACTTTTAGGCCTCATCATATTTTTAGCCATTTCCCATTTAAGTAATTTGTCTGTACCTAATATTAAAGCTCCATCATACAAACACTCTATTGACCTTTGTAACTTGCCAAAGTTTTCAGAGTCTTCTGGTGGATTAAACGTATCATCTTTTGCTAATATTTTATCAGCGCCACTACCAGTTTCTTTTACTTTATAAACTTCGTTCATATACGTTTTATAATTAAAATATAAAACTTGAACTTTATTGTTATCTTGCTCAGAGTAATTATAACCTTGATTATAATTAGAAGCATGATAGTTTTTGTTTTTAACTATATCTTCTAAGTCTTCTTGTTGTAAGTGTGGAAATTGTTTTACAAGTTCGTTTATAGGTATATGCTTTACTTCACCAACATAATATATATCGTCAAAGTACGGTGATTCAGTATACGAGTAAACTAAATCAGCAGGATCAACATAATCAACTACAACACCTTCAGAAGTGTTAAAACTAGTTTTTACAGCGCCTATACCTAAAACAGTTAAGTCGTAGTAAAATTGTTTTTTAACAAGCTCATAGTTATTACCTTCTAGCAAAACGTTTAAAGCTTGTTCTTCTGCTATTTCAACTGCTTGCTTGTAAGTAATTTGCATATGCAAGTCTAACTCTTCTTTAGTTTCTGGTAAAGTTTTCGGATCATTTTCATAAATGTTAATACCAAAAGCATTATTAACATAATCGTTCAACTCTTTAGTTTGCATATCTTTTATTACAGATTCCATATATGCAGTTCGTTTACTTACACCGTACTCGTCTTGAGAATAAGCTTTTATATCGTAAGTTCTTTGTGAAATACCATTAACTACTATATCAACAAACTTAGGTATAATAGGTACTGGCTTCCAGTCTAAATTTAAATAAGATAAATCACCATTAATAGATAATTCATCTTTATATTTTTGAACTGATTGTTCACCTCTAGCATACAGTCTTAAGTTGTGATAATTGTTGTGATTAGTTTTATATCTATTGCTACCTCTTTCAGTATGAAACCACTCAGCTTCAATAGCTTTAGCAACTTTTAAACCGTAATCATAGCTCATTTTTTCCAGATCACTTACAACTTGAGAAGGAAAATAACTTTTTACAATCATATTTATTTTTTAATTAATTTAGACATATTACCTTTGTTTGAATATTTAGCAATATTTATATTTAGTTTTGGTTTTTCTATTGTAGCGTTTGGTCTATACAAATGCCTATTACAAGCCATTATTGCAAGACCAGAACTTATAGAAGCATCATGTTTTGTTCTTTTGTTTATATCAAATTTAGCCCAATCATTTAATAGTTCATTAAAATAACAGTTGCCAAATTGTCCCTCAGTACTCATACCTACATGGCTTTGAATATACATTTCAATAGCTGCAGCATGAGCTTGTTTAATATCTTCACTTGAGTTTGGTATACCACCTATTTCTTTTTCTGCTGTAGATAATTTATTCCATATTTTATCTGGCCTGTTCATGCTAAAACCTCTGTAACCACGCCTTCTTAAATAATACAATAAACGAGGTTTGTTATTCTCTGCAAGTATAGGCATGCCATAAAACACTAATGCCATTAGAACGTCTTCAAAGAACATCTCGGCAGTCTGAGGTCTAGCTAAATACTCTAAAAAAAACGTGTTAGCTGGCGCGTCTTCCATACTAAACTTTGTTAGCCCGTGCAATGCACCCTTAGAACCTTTACCATCAACAGTACCTGATATGTCGTAACTGTCACAGCCAAAAGCACCCATATGTTCGTTGCCAGGCCATTTAATACCGTTTTTAATCACAACCTTGTTTTGTATATTTGCTGGTGGTACCCAGCTTACTTTAAACCTACCTTTTGGATCTGGATAAAATATAACGCTTGAATCTTTTACACCGTTAACCCATTGAAAATTACCTGTTGAAACGCCTAAACTCCTGTACATTTCTTCGTTGTAATCTATTTGTTCGTATATCTTAACTAAATTAAATATACTATTTTTTGTTTCATCTCTAAACGCGTGCTCTGTAGTTCTTGGAAACTGGCGATAAAATTCATTTAAAGCATCTTGATCATTTTTTAAACCATCAGCTTCGTTTTGCCAGTTGTCTATTACGCCTACGTCTATTAACTCTCCATGGGGGTCAAAGACTTCATCACTCGGAGTATTGAAGACTGGGCTTCCGTGCTCATCAATAAATCCTTCGTAGTTCCACTCCATTGGGATAAAAAGAGAATATAAACCAGACGCTGTCTGTCCATTTCTGTTTCGCTTAGTGACGTCGGATGCGTTGTA